ACCACCAAACGCATAGGTAAAGTGCTAAACGATGACCGTGCCGATTGGCGCGAGGCGTGGGCCCTGTTCCCCGGCGACGTTGCCTACGTCTGGCATGGCGCGTTGCATGCGGCGACTGTGGCGGAAAGCCTTGATGAGTCCGGCTTTAAAGTCCGTTCTCAAATCATCTGGGCCAAAGAAAGACTGGTCCTGAGCCGTGGCGATTACCACTGGCAACATGAACCCTGCTGGTACGCCGTCAAAAAAACAGGCAAAGGCCACTGGGCCGGTGATCGCAAGCAAACAACGCTCTGGCAAATATCTAGCCGGGACCAGGACGCAAGAACCGTTCATGGAACACAAAAGCCTGTCGAATGTATGCGCCGCCCGATTTTGAACAATTCAAGTCCAGGACAGGCGGTCTACGAACCCTTCATGGGATCAGGGACAACGTTGATCGCGGCAGAAAGCACGGGCCGTGTTTGCTTTGGCTCTGAACTGAGCCCGGCTTATGTGGACGTAGCAGTCATGCGGTGGCAAAAGATTACAGGTAAAACTGCAACGCTGGATGGTGATGGCCGTTCGTTTGATGAAATTAAGGAAGAAAAGGCCGCAGCATGAGACAGTCAAAAAGGATGTCGTTACTGGAATCACTAATTAACGTTGCCGTTGGTTACGGTGTTGCCGTGACGGCCCAGATTATTATTTTTCCCTTGTTCGGCATTAACATTGCTCTATCTGATAATCTTGCCATCGGTGCAGTTTTCACAGCCATTTCGATTGTGCGTAGCTATACCCTGCGCCGGTTGTTTGAAGAAATCCGGATACGTAAGGTCTGGGTCTGAAAATAATCTGGATCACATCATTCTATGTCTGACAACACTCAACCTATTTCGGTGATCACAAGTCTGCTCGATCTATCCGAACGACGGGTGCAACAGCTATCGCGGGCCGGGGTCATACCTAAAGCTGCCCGGGGTCGATACGAGCTGATTGGTTCGGTCCGAGGCTACATTCGCCATTTGCGCGATATTAATATGAAAAGCGAAACGGGGACCGTTGATTACGGCACCGAGCGCGCAAGACTGGTTAAAGCAAAAGCAGACTTGGCGGAAATGGAAGCCTCACAAATGCGGGGAGATTTGCTTCCCGCCCCTGACGTAACGGCGGCCTGGACGGAGATCGTGGCGCTGATGCGAGCGCGGCTGCTGGTGCTGCCCGACAAAATCGCACCGGTGGTTCATGAAACGACAAGCCTCAACGAAACAAGGGACGTCATCAAAAAGGCAGTCTACGAAATCCTCAAGGAAATCGCTGCCACAGACGCTGAAATCTTGCCTCACACTGATGGGAACAGCGGCGTTGAGGAAGGCGGTGACGAATGCCTGCAAAGTGGCGGCACCACCACCCGATCTGACGATCAGCCAATGGGCGGATCAAAATCGTAGGTTGAGCTCTGAAGCCAGTGCCGAACCCGGCCAATGGGTGACAGATCGCGCCGAATACCAGCGCGGCATCATGGAAGCTATTTCTGACCCTTCGGTGGAAACCGTGGTGGTCAAGACATCAGCACAGGTGGGCAAAACCGAGTGTATCCTGAATGCGGTTGGCTATTACATCGATCAGGATCCATCGCCGATCATGGTGGTGATGCCGACAGAACGAGACGCTGAGACTTGGTCGAAGGATCGCTTTGCCCCCATGGCACGCGATACGCCGTGCTTGCGCGGCAAACTGTCTGACCCTAAGTCACGGGATGGATCGAACAAGATCCTGCATAAGAAATTTGGCGGTGGCCATCTGACTATTGTCGGTGCCAACGCGCCTTCTGGTTTGGCCATGCGCCCGATCCGAATTTTACTTTGTGATGAAGTAGACCGGTATCCGGCTAGTGCGGGTGCTGAGGGTGATCCGGTTAATTTGGCAAAAAAACGAACCGTCACTTTCTGGAACAGAAAGATGGTGATGGTATCCACCCCTACTATCAAGGGGGTGAGTCGGATTGATGCTGCCTGGGAAGAAAGTGACAAACGCCGGTATTGGGTGCCATGCCCCGATTGTGGAGAACATCAAGTCCTGCGCTGGGAACAAGTCCGTTGGGACAAAGACGCGGCAGGAAAACATCTGTCTGAGAGCGCCCATTATGTTTGCGATCAGTGTGGTGCAATTTGGAAAGACGCAAAACGCGGTGGGGCCATCCGTCTTGGCGAATGGCGGGCGGAAAAGCCTTTTGACAGAATAGCCGGGTTTCATTTGAACGAGATTTACTCACCATGGGTCAAGCTGGAAGAGATGGTTCGTACTTTTCTTTCCGCCAAGGAACACGGTGAGGAGGCCATGAAGACATTCATCAACACATCGTTGGGGGATGTCTTCGAAATCCGGGGCGAGGCTCCGGAGTGGGAACGCATTTATAATCGCCGAGAAGAATATCCTATCGGCATCGTGCCTGAAGGTGGACTGTTTCTGACGGCAGGGGCCGACGTGCAACGTGATCGCATCGAGGTTGAAGTGATTGCCTGGGGCCGTAAACGAGAAAGCTGGTCGATTGATTACCGAGTTCTCCATGGTGATACGGCCAAGGCCGATGTTTGGAACAAGCTGAGCGCCATGCTGGAAGAACGGTTCCCTTATGCGGAAACTGGCGCAGGCATGATGATTGATCGCATGGCCGTTGATTCTGGTTATGCCACCCAGCAAGTTTACGCTTGGTCGCGGACGGCTCCATTAGGACGGGTCATGCCCATTAAGGGCGTTGATAAAAGCCGGTTTCCCATTCAGGGGCCGAGCGATGTTGAAGTAAAAATTGGCAAGCGAAAACGTAAGCGTGGAGCCAAGCTGTGGACGGTCTGTGGGCCGGTGTTCAAAGCCGAGCTCTATGGTGACCTGCGCAAGGACCCGCCAGATGAGGAAGAAGAGTTTCCGCCGGGATACTGTCATTTTCCACAGTATGACCCGGAGTATTTTAAGCAATTGACCGCCGAGCAGGCCGTCACCCGAGTCAAGAAGAACGGGTTTGCTGTCATTGAGTGGCAGAAAACCCGTGAGCGCAACGAGGTGCTGGATTGTCGGGTTTATGCCCGAGCTGCGGCTGAATATGACCTGGTGCGCCTGACGGAGCGTGTTGCACGCAACAAGGAACGTAAATTGGAAGAAAACGCCAAGGAAAACAACAAGGGCAACGCGGTGAAAATAAAACCATCGCTGTCCTTGCCGGAGGCGGAAAATGACACATCATCGCGTTGGGCAGATCCTATTTTGTCCGATGATCCCTGGCTCTAAACAGGCTTTAGATAATGACTGAATTAACAACATTGGAAACCCGACTTATGGAAGCCGAGGCAGCTCTGCATGTGCTTGCCACGGGCGGTCAACGCCAGGTCGTGGATATCGGTACGGGCGGGCGTGTCGCTTATACGGCGGCCAATGTGGTCGATCTGCGCCTTTATATTGGCAGCCTTAAAAACCAGATCGCCAAGCTCAAGGGCCTTCCCCGACGGGGTCCAATCTACGTGGAGTTTTAAATGCTTCAACGATTGCGTTCATTCATCTCGCGGCCAAAGGCTCAGGCGGGTGCCCATCAGGGTGCCTCGACCACGGACCGTGAAACGGCCTCCTGGCTGCCATCGTTCGGCTCGGCGGACGCGGACTTGCTGGACGATCTACCCATGCTGCGGGCCCGCAACCGTGATTTGGCTATTAACAATGGCATCGCCTCGGGAGCGCTCCAGACCATCACTGACAATGTGGTCGGCACTGGGTTGAGGCTGTCGGCCAAGCCGGATTACCGGGCATTGGGCCGTGACACGCAATGGGCTGACGATTGGAGTAACCAGATTGAGGCCCTGTGGCGGAGCTGGGCGGAAGGAACGGACTGCGATGCCGGGCGTAGCCTTAATTTTGCGGGTCTCACCCAACTGGTATTTCGCTCCGGCATGCTTAATGGTGAAGCTTTGGTTCTGCCCATGTGGTTGCCAGGGCAAGGGGCATTTTCCACCTGCTTTCAGGTGATTGAGGCCGACCGCCTAGCGACACCGCCACACAGGATTGATGGCAAAGGCTTGCGGGCCGGTATTGAGATCAATTCCTACGGTGCGCCGCTGGCCTATTGGATCAAGAAAACTCATCCAGGGGATGACTTCGCATGGATGGTCAATGCTAATGATTGGCGACGCATTCCCACCCTGACTCCATGGGGGCGTAAGCGCATTCTTCATATTTATGATAAGGAGCGGACGGGGCAAAGCCGGGGGAAACCTCTGTTCTCGGCGGTAATGAAGCAGTTTCGCATGCTGGATAAATACCAGAGCAGCGAACTGCAGGCCGCCGTGATCAACGCCATGATCGCCGCCTTTATTGAAACGCCCATGGATCAGGACAGTCTCATCGAGATGTTTGGCGGTGATGCCGAGCAATACATGCAGGACCGCAACGCCTATATTAAAAATCGTGTCCGTCTCAAAGGCGGGGCGATCATGCCGTTGTTCCCTGGCGACAAGTTGTCGTCGTTTGCGCCGTCACGTCCGGCAGACGGGTTCGCGCCCTTTGTCGATGCCATGAACCGGCATGTGGCAGCGTCTCTAAACATGCCCTATGAGCTTCTGCTCAAGGATTTTAGCAAGACCAATTACTCCAGTGCTCGGGCCGCACTGTTGGAAGCCTGGCGTTTTTTTAACGGGCGGCGCAAATGGCTGTCAGACCAATGGGCCCAACCTGTTTATGAGCTTTGGCTGGAAGAAGTGATTGATGCCGGGCTGATTGATGCGCCAGGATTTGATGAACATCGCAGCGCTTACGCCCGAGCGTTCTGGATTGGACCAGGACGAGGCTGGGTAGACCCGGTCAAGGAAGCCAAGGCGGCACAAATACGCATGGATATCGGGGTATCAACCCTGGAGCGGGAATGCGCTGAACAAGGTCTTGATTGGGAAGAGGTTTTAGAGCAACGGGCACGCGAGCGTAAACGCATGGCCGAGCTTGGCCTTCTGGAAACGTCCACCCTTGTTTCTAGTCAGCCGTTTGTTGAAGAATCTCCCGATCCGGAATCAGATCACGGTAAGGAAGCAAAACCATGAAATACCCACGCCTGTGGTCACGGCTCTACAACACACCGTTGGCCATTGGGTTTGATAAGCTGCGAGTGATCGAGGGTGTTTTTCGCAAGCATCTTGATGTGTTGCATCTAGAAGAACCACGGGCAGCATTAAGCCGCCCAGATACCAACGGGCAGTCGTCCTATTCTGTCTCCGGTGGCGGTGTCGCCGTCATTCCGGTGCAGGGTACTTTGGTGCAACGCTCGAGCGGTATGGATGCGGAAAGCGGGTTGACCAGTTATGCCTCTATCGGCGCACAAATCCGTGAGGCTATGGCTGACACTCAAGTTAGTGCCGTGCTCATGGAAATCGATAGTCCCGGTGGTGAAGTGGCCGGATTGTTTGATTTGGCGGACACTATTTACCAGGCCCGAAGCATTAAGCCGGTCTGGGCCATCGCCAATGAGAACGCCTATTCGGCGGCTTATGCTATCGCCAGCGCAGCTGAACGGCTCACGATGCCGCGTTCCGCCGGTGTTGGTTCTATTGGTGTGGTCGCCATGCACATGGATCAAAGTGCTCGTGATGCCAAGCAGGGCTACGTCTACACGCCGGTGTTTGCCGGGGATCGCAAGATTGATGGAAGCGAGCATTTCCCGCTGACGGCTGAGGCTAAGTCCTCTCTCCAGTCAGAGGTGGATCGGCTCTATGGCCTGTTCGTCTCTACGGTGGCTCGCAATCGAAACATTGATGCCAATGTCGTCCGCGCCACTGAGGCGGGTTGGCTCAATCCACAAGAAGCGGTGGCCTCGGGGTTTGCCGATGGCATCGCGACCTTCGCTGAAACTTTATCGGAATTAGAGCGACTCTCGAGCCAAAGACGGGCGGCCCCGTCGGTAACAACAACAGGTGTGCGGGCCGCTGCGCATCGTGCACCACAGACAAGGAATCCAAAAATGGATAACGCACAAGAGGCGGATATGAATGCCGTTCAGGAAATCACCGGTGTGACCGAGCCGGAAAA